ACGGCAGTGCTTCTGAAAGAAACAAGGGATCCGTTAGGAACATCGAGGGATTCACTACGCATCTAACACCTACAGACACTATTACTAGTAAAGTTCGAGAAATCCGAGAAGACTTGCAATCCGCTATCAGTTATGCTGGTGGTAAAGATCTTTCTGCACTTGATCTTTCGAAAGTACAGTATAGAATAGTAAACAATTAATATGTCAAAAGAAGAATACGTTCAACTCGAAGCGGTCCGTGAGGCCCTCGAAAAAGTAGTCAAAGATGAGAACGCTATCGAAAAAGTTCTCGATCTTTTGAGTGATGCTGCAGTACAGGTAGATGAAGCTAAACAAGCTGAAGAGCCTGAGGCTTCTGATACTAATGAAACCGAAGAATCCGACGAGCCTAAGATTAAGAAGCAATACGGTATTCTTGTTTCTGACAAGGATGGCGTTATTAATAAAGACCTAGTAGGGTGGGTTTTCCAGATGCCTGAAAACGAAGATACTAGAGATGTAGTAGAGCTTATTAAGAAAGCTGCATATAACTATAATGCTTCGAAGAAAGGCCGTAAATACCCAGTAAGCACTATCGGTCAGTCAATCGAGGGAGTGGGTAATAAGTTTTTTAAGCCTTACAATGTAAGCCTTAAGACTAAGGAACCGGTGCTTGTAATTACTACGGATAACGTTTTGCCGCGTAGTTAAAACTCTGTTAGAGTTTAAAATAGAAAACTGAGCTCAAGCTCAGTTTTCTTTTCGTAATTCTGCTTTATAATGAGCAAATCTATGGTGATTTATAGGAGATGCTAAAAGTACCGCGCTTTTAATTTTACCTTTTTTAGCCTCTTGATACATATGAGACATCCAAGTTTGCTCAAAAGGATGATCCCACTTAGTATCGAGAAACATTTTGGTATTACCCTGTCTTGTTACTAGTTGAGGCCAGTTACAATAGTATATCTCTCCGTCGGCATAGCTGAGCCCTTCAAGCGTATGTATATTGTTAAATTTAGTCAAAGGCGCATTAGGATCTAAACCAGACTCTGGTAATTTTGGTTTTTCGGGCCAAAATTGCTCTCTAATTTTTTGCGGAACATTATACCATGTCCATTGAGTTTTGTTGTCGCCGAAAAACTCGGTAAAGCTAAGTTTTAAAAAGTCATATTTTTGCTTTGCGACAATTTTGTGTATTTTATCGTAAAGATTAGGACAATACCTTGTAAAGCCGGATGCGCACAATTCTTTATTTTCCTCCTTTAAGAGCATATCATCTTCTAGAAATATATAAAAATCATGATTAGACTGATCAAAATGTTCTGCTATAAATTGACGGCCACCGCAAATACCTAAATTGTCCTTTTTAATATGTGTAAAATTATACTTTTTACAGAGTTCAGCATACTTAGGAGTAGTCTCAAGGTCAGTACTATTATCCAATAAATAGTTGACTGTGTCAGTTATAAACCTAGGCTGCTTTAAATATGATTGTACTAATGTATCAAACTGATCAGGAGAATTAAAAGTAATCACATATAAAGCAGTAGTAGTATTGGTAAGATCTAAAGGAATGTTTGTAGCTTTAGGGGTTTCAAGAAATACTTTATCATTTTTTAATTGCTCTGCAAAATACCCTATTAACCCATTGTCTTCAATCATAAACCTACGATATAATTCAGGTTCAAGATGAGACATAATAGTAAAAATACTCTCTTCAGTACCCATGTAACCTTCTTGAAGAGAATTAGCTAACAAATGATAATACATATTGTTAGCTTTTTTTATAGCATCAATATGACCACCAAATAAACCGCCTCTACACACATAAGAAACATAATCCACTTGAGCATATTTGTTCATTCCGTTTCTATCAAAGCCATGTATTTCGGTGTTACCTACATACGGAAATGAAAGAAAGAAAAAATCTTTTAAAAATGGAGTAATTTTGTTTAAAATTTTATCATGTGTAAAATAACCCGGATGCACTGTGTTTGTAATACCTCCATCAAGCCAAATAAAATATTCTGAATTGAAAGGATTAAAACAAGTCTGATCATGCAGCATAAACATCTTAGACATAACCATAGGGTTATAATATTCTAAGGTAGCCTGTGTACTATTACGCAGCCATTCGGCCTGAGACAGCCACTTTTCGCTTTTTCTTATATTTTGTATCTTATCGTAAAAATCAAACTTAGTTTTAAACTCTTCTACTTCTTTTATATAGACACGGGTATTTTCTGGTTTGCGATTTTGCCAAACAATATTTTCATACTGTTTTTCGATATAAATTGACATATTAACATCGATCTGTAATAACTTTATAAAATTGTCAATATAATGCTGAAAGGGTCTTTTAAATCCTTCCCCAGCATCATGCCTCTTAAGATCCCAAATACCTGTTACAACTGTTAAATTATTCTTGGTCATGTATATGTTTTAAAATTTTGTAAAAACTATTAGCATCTTCAGTTAAATAACTAGTTATCTCCCCTGGAGAATAAAACCACCACATATCGAATTTATGTAAATCGTACTTTTCAGGAAATACTGAATATAAACAATTAAATAAGTGCTCTTCAAAACAATGTATTTTATTGTCTATAGTTCCTTTTAGTAATTTTTCGTATAGAAAAAAGTTTTCTAAAACATCTTCCTTATAACCGCCAAATAATCCCGCTACAAGATGGTCTACAATATGAGATTTTTTATTAAATATTTTTTCAGTCAAACTTGCAAGTGCAGAATTGTCTCCTTGTGCGAGTAAAGAGCAGTAAAACAATTTACCCTTTTGTACCATTTTAGGCAAATTACGGCCTAGTTTAGGATTAAAAATATTGTTGCTATTAAGTGGGTAATAACGTTCTTTTGGATGGGTTCTTAAAAGTTCTACCCCGCCTACCTTTTCAGGTATTATACCATGATGAGTAAGCCCTGCGTCTATCCACATATATATGTCGTCGTTAGTTAAATTTTTTTCTATAGCGTCTTTTAACCAATACATTTTATTGAAACATAAAATTTCATTACGATCGTTAGGTATAGTTTTATAAAATGTTTTTTTCCAATTTATGTACTGTTCAAAATGTATGAATTGTTCTAATTCGTACTCGAACACAAATAAATTTTTAAAATACGGGGTTAAGAGCGTTCTATAATTTTCAACATTTTCTTTTTTACAATATAAAATTAAACTATGCCCTAAATTACCTATATTAATAAGAGAGGGTAAGAAAAACTCTATATCGCGACCGCGGCCGCCTATTACAGTTTCACAGTTATTACTATAAATTGCAGTTACAAAAATCATTTTCTTAAGTTTTTACAATGTTCAAAATCCAATAAAGAAGTTGGCAGTTTATGCGGAGAATATAAATTCCAATTATATGTTATTACATAATGATTATTATCATTTGTAAAGTTTATATCTGAGTATATAGGTCTTTGTGTTATGAGCGGGGTAATAGGAGAATATGCTTTACCAAGAGGATAAATAAATTCATCTAAAAATACGTCGATAGGTACTTGGGCGTGATTGGGGTCAGGATCTTCGTAATAGTCTATAATCTTTTTCGCTACAAAACGGTTATAAATTAACCCCACTGTACCGTATATACCTCTGTGTATATCTAAGTTTTTTAAAGGTAATTCACTTAAATTTATTAATTTATCTTCTACTTTACTTACAGGTCTATGAAAAGCAGGTCCTAGATTAATAATATTACAAGACATGTCATTTAATTGTTTATTTAAAGCCGGTAAAAATTCTTTAACATACGGCATAAAAAATAAATCATCCTCAAAAGTTACAATATATTCATCACTACTTTCCAATAGTTTTCTAGCTATTTCTTTATGAGATAATAAACAACCAGTATAACTATTTGTATCTATTGCTTCAAACACTCTATACTTCCAATTCATATAGGACATTTCTGCAACAGCACACTTTAGACGTTCAGGGCGTCTTTTTAAATTTATGACATAAGTAGGATAACTTTCTATATTTTTCATATATTGCCTGTAATAGGTTCAGCCCAACCTTTGCTTATACTATGAGGCCACACTATCCAGCTAGATGGTTTAACATCGGTATTAAACTCTCTCCATATTTTACAATATTTGTCTGGATCGTTAAACATACGAGCAATTTCCTCTTTATCAGCGTCTCTTCTATATAAATCTTTACCTTCTCCATCCTTAAACGCAACACACCAAAAATCATAATCCTTCTCAGGTACTTGTTCATACCTCAGATCTATACAATGTTTAAATATTCTACATATAGAGGCTTCCCAATCAATTACAGGAGGGTTAGGCGGGTAATTTCTATCTAAAGTGTATTGTTGCACACCTCTAAGTTTAAAGCTTATTCCAGCGTAGCGTTCATAGTCATGCAAAGTTCTTTCTGTGCCAAAACCATATGGGCCAAAATCTATATCTCTCTTTTCCCCGTCCATTTCGAAAAGCTTACGGTTACGCAAATGGCATAGATTATTACTTTCTATCCAGGTACTATGATCATCCCAGTGTTTAGTTCTTCCCTTACGAGTATATTCATGCCAAGCAATAATCTTGTGCGGATGAAAAAGATCATAACCCCACGTGTAAGCTCTTACAGCAATACTAATTTCTTCTCCGTGAAAATAGTAATTAGGGTCATGAGGCACCTCTTTACAGAACTGTCCTAAAGTAAAACAAAAATGCGCCGAATAAAAACGAGACGGAACAGGCTCAGTTCTTTGCATGTAATCATCTATAGAAGCTGGTAAAAAGAAAATGGCGCCTTCAGGTATAAAACGATCAAAATCCATTTTCCAAGGTATCATATGCCTTCCGGCAGGATCGTTTTCAGGGTCAAAACTTGATATATAACCTGTTAATAAAGGCTTTTTATGTCCTTTTGCCTGTAACTGCTTAAGCATTCCTATTACCGATTCATCCCAATCCTTAACAAAACGATGATGGGAATCTAGTTGTAAAGTATACGTTTCTCCCTTATATTGTTGCTGTATTAAATTACGTATCCAACACGCTCCTTTAGCTTCTTTATAAGGAACATCTAAAATTTGTATATTAGCGAAGTTTTTTAATTCGTCAATATTTTCGTCTTTACTGTGCTGCCACCCTATACAAAAATGCAATCTTTCCGGATGCTTTGCGTTAGTAATACAGCTTAGAACTGTAGGAACTAGTTGCGGATCTCTATAAGCAGCTATCTGTATAAAAATGGTTTCTTCCATACGAAGAAACTTATAAATGTTAGAGCACTACTCAACTAACTTTAACCCGGAACTCCATTAATAGGGCCGTTAGGATTACTATTCAAATTGCCGCCTGCACTGTTATAATGTGTAGCCGGGGCGGTTGCAGTAGCAGCAGAAGTTTCTGCGTTAACAGCACCTGCAGCAGCAGTGCGAACAGCGGCAGCATTAGCAACTAAAGTAAGAGGAAGATTTTTAAAGTAGTGAGTGTGTGGTTGATTAATAGTAAGTACCCCGCCAGAAATCGTACCGCCAGTTATTGTCACTACATTTCCGCTAGAAATAACACCGCCACCTGGTTTAGTTATAATGCCATTACTAATAATAGCATTACTAATAGTGTAGCCTGTATCTTGTATAGTGGTAGATTCTGTAACTTGAAACTCGTATGGCGCGGTAACATGTTGTAAATAGACTTCCCCGTTAGTATAACTACCGCCCCCTATCACCACATTTTTAGATATACCTAAATTATCATCAATAACAACTTGAGCTTTATTACGAGTACGTATAGCTATAATATCCGCTATTACTGAAAGATTAGTGCCTCCGTCAAGATTGAAATCTTCTTTGGAAGCAATATTAACTTGTGTACCAGCTATAGCCATAATAGTACCACCTAAATTTATAGGCCCGGTAGTTTTAGTGTCTATACCTCCTGATCCAACCACTAAAGAATATCTATTACCAATAGTCTGAGTAAAATTACCTCCTGGCGGGTCGTCGACGTATGTATATTCAATTAAATCTATATCAGCTTCAGTTAATATAGTACCTGAATTATTTACGTTTCGAAATTGATTAACTTTTTTAGGGGTATCGTTGATTCTATAACTAGCTACATCATTAAAAATTAATCCTGTATTACTAAATTGATGTTTAGTAACTGTTTGTATAAAATTACCGCCGTAGCCGAGTTCTCTTTCTGCTTCAGCTAATGCTTGTACATTAGACTCAATAACCGACTGTAAAGAAGACTTATCTGAGGTATTTTCAGGCTGAGCTAAGATGTCTGCAATATTTTTATAAACCTCATGCCATTTTTTGAGGGCATTAAAATTTAAACTACCTATTTTTAAAAGATAGTCTCCTTTTACTATATTATCATAATCTCTACCTATATAATGATTGCTGTGGCCATTAATAGTTTCAAATTTATCCTTTAACGTAAGTTGTTGTAGGTTTTTTGGGCTAAATAAAGAATTATAAGCATTATTAAATTCTATAAACCCCCCAGCGAAATGGGTAATCTTAAACCGTTCTCTATCCATGGTATTAATAATTTCTATAGCAGCACCACGTTGATTAATAACCATTTTATTACGGTAAGTTTGAGTGCTAATATCTTCTCCGCGTATATTAGGACTCATATTTTCAAACGCTCCAGGGTAATCTTGAGCGCTACCGTCTTCCGTCATGAATATACTTTTAAAATCATCTTCTCCAGAAGCGGATCCGACATAAACCGGATACGTTGCAATACCGTCTCTAAAAAATACCCAAACATGCGCGCCTACGTTAGGAACAGCAAAGACTCCTTTAGCAGCATTAGAATAGGTTGAAGGCCTGTAACTGCTACCATATGGATTGAGTTTAGAGGTTTTATTACTTTGCGTGTCAGTAAAAGCATCCGTCACTCTAAAGTTATATTTTTCAAAAACTGCCCCGGGCTTTTCACCAAAACTTTCAGCATTAAGTTCATATTCCGTTGCGGTAGTAGAATTATTAGTACCGGTTAAACTAGACGCAAAAGTTGCATCTGAAACTGTAGCTGTTTCATAAAATGCATTATACGTACCTGATGCAGACCCACCAGCAATTGGACTGCAATACTCAGCCCACGGAAGCTCGTCTCTCAGTTCGTCTATAATAAGACTTAAATCGGAATTAATATTAAGCCCGGGAAATTTAAAATGACGATCTTGTTTTAATTGATTCCATTTATTATATACGTTAATACTAACATGAGGCACCCATACCTTAATACGCCCTCTATATTCAGGGTCGTTATTTTGTACGCAAATACCCAAATAAATATTATTATAAGATTTCATTAATACTGTATTATTTCTCTTTCCGCGATAAGAGTGTTAGTGGTTAACTGTTTATAGCTTTGTACGTTAGAATTTGTAAAATTTACATTTATATCTATATCTTCACAAGTTGCACTAACACTCCATGCATATGGGGTTAATAAATTACCTATAATATTAGTATTAAAAGGTAAGAAGTTAGCTAATTGCGGATAAAGACTATTTATAGATTCTAAAATAGAGTCGCTTGAATTTACTCTTCTTTCGTAGTCTGTATTAGCCATTATTAAATTACCGTTTACCCCTGAACCAGGAGCTACGTCAGTACCTGTCCCAGGGCCTATTCTTTCTATATTATTAACAAAAAGCGTATTAGCTGCTGTGTAAAATTTAATAATACTACTTGATAGTCCATGTACAAGTAAACTATCGATAATAGAACTATATATTTTTGTATTAGTATTTTCGTTAGTGTTATATGCAGTTAAGTAATATAACGTGCCCACACTTTCTGAAAACAAACGATAATAAAGACTGTCTTCAGTAATTAATCTATATACAGTAGGAGAAGAATAATACATTGCTTCATCCCACCAAAACTTACCCCAGAGTACAGGCAGCTCATCTATAGTAGTAGTTATAGAAAATGTTTGGTTATTTTGAGATATACCTTCAAGTTCTTTAAAAAAATCTACTTTGGATCCAATCGGGTTAGAAGAAAATTGTGTTAAATAATATGCTTTGGTTATATACTGTTCGGTTTCAAAACCAGGAAAAGTATAGCCATACCAAAATATACTGGTATTATATACATCAAAGGTTCTTACTACAGTAGTAGCCATCTTATATTATTTACCTACGCTACCTCATCATCAATCTTAAGATTGCGACTTGCATAAGGTTTAACTGCGGTTATTGTATTGGTGTATCCGGTTTGGGTAAATTCGTGTACAACACGCGTAACAAACCATTGGCCTAAAAATTTTTCATCAAAGTCATTATCAATATTGCCTGTAGGTCTGTCTAACCCTATAAAACGATTAACCTGTCTTAACGTACTTCCTGGTACATTAAAAGTAAGGCATTCATTTAAGAAGAGCCCGCTTTCAAGCATTACGTTGCGTCCTTCTGGATAGCGTTCTATTTTTGTTTCCCCGTAAGAATAAGCCGTGTTTATAGTTATTCCTTCAGTTTTATTCTTATTAAGAGCCAACAAAGCATACGGATTTAATGCGTATTTAAATTTGCTAATGTAATTTTGTTGGAAATAATTTTTGACGTTTTCTATAGTATTTTCTTTTAAATCCATTACGAATTCTTTACGACCTATATGGTTAGAACAAACCGCTGTATTAACTAACATTGTATTACTGTCTATAGCGGACATGTTAACAAATTGATAATTATTAACTGTGCTTAGCTGTCCCATAGTTACGTTGCGGCGTCCTGTCGGATCTGGCGGGGTATAAGGCACAGAAGGTATAATGACACTGTTTGCTTCTGATGAACTAATATAAAATTGTTCAAGTTGATACTCTCCTGCTAAGCGAGAGTTGTTTACCGCTTTGTTTAAAAGAGAGGTTATAGAAAGTAAATTCCAAGTTTTATCGTATCTATCTCTAAAAAGTATTCCTACATCACCGGAATTTTCACCTTCTTTTGTGTCACATACATGTCTTTTAACTAAAAAATCTAAATTTGTAGAAACTACACTTTCAACTGTTGGGGTATAAAATATTTTACTAGCACCTATGTCCCATTCTTCAGAAAATTTTTGAGTACTAAGTTTATTATTAAGAGCGTATTTTATAAGGCTCTGTATAGCAAGACCTGTAGGAACTCTACGCTTTAAATCTGGTAGTTGAGAAGAACGTCCGTTATATTCTGGATAGAGTTCATATAAAACTTCATTAGTGCTCCAATTTGCATTTATTTCAGTACAAAACTGATAATCTGTTTCCCAAAAATATAGTTTTAAATTTTTCTCGCGAGGCTCGTTACCGGGTATATCTTCTGTATCATACACAGTAAAAATATACCTCATATTCCAGAACGATGGTTCAAAGACATCTTGTTCTATAAAATTAGTCTCAACAACAGGTTTAATGTTAACAAATAAAAGGTCTCTACCGTCGTTACGAAACTTATAATTAAGTTCTGGTGGAGTAAATTCATTAGGTCTTTTTTCTAAAACATTGTATCCGTTTTGTAGTACTATGCTGCCTTGTTTGTACCATTCATGAGTACTTTCTTCTATAATTAAAGACAATATTGAACTCGCATTGATAGGAAACGCAATACCTTGTGTATTATAAAGTGTTATGCTTACTTCATAATCTTGATTATTAAGTCTTAATCTATTCTTTACAGTATTATTTTCCATTATTGCTGTAAGCTTTGTAAAACCGAACGAACATATTCAGGTTTTAATATTTTTAATTTTGTACCAGCTGTAGGATAGTTTACTGGATTAATAATATGATTTACAGAACAAATTACCCACCAAAGATAAATTGTACCATAGACTTTGTATGATATAAAAGTATAAGGTAAATTATCGTTAGGTACTACGTATGTGCTATATACAGTTTCATTTATATCTTCAGGAAAATTAACTTTTCTTAAAATATTATAAAAGTACTGCCCGGCTTTATTTTGATATACATTAAAAATATTCTCATACCTAAACTGATCTAAGGTAGGTAGATTATTTATATCGTTTTGTTTTTGAGGATCGTCTGTCATACTATATTCCCCCTACAGTTACTTTATAAGTTGGATCTTCAACAAATTGGAAAATATTACGAGCATTTTTTAAGAGTCCTTGCAAAGTAAATTGCACTCTATAAGCTTCAGGAATCATTTTTATATAAGGACTTACTGCTCCGTTTTCACTAACTTCTCCGGTATCTATATTAATTAAACGAGTAGTACCGACATTAGTAATACTAAAAGACTGAACATAGCATATAGGCAATTGCTTATAACCAGTTACAGTTGCACTATATAAACACGGCGGGTCTAGCAAATTAATACCTTTTCTATTTGCTAAGTTTTGATATGTAAGCAAATAACAAAATTCCCAATTGCGTCTAATATCTTTTACATCATGCGTGTTTAATAAATAAAAAGCTACTTCTATTTTATCAGAATCAGTACCTGTAAACGATTGAGGTACTTCTCTGATTACAAGACCGCCACCTAAAGATAAGGCTGCTGTTGTTGCTCCAGTGTAAAAGTCTTTTAACCCTGAAACAGCGTTACCACCATCTCCTCCTTTGCTCGGGGCAGCAGTAGGGCTACCTTTACCTTTCATTCCTTTAAACATTTCTGCTAAACCACCACCTGCTTTTATAATACTGTCTTTAAGGGCAGTAGACTCTCCCCACGAGTTATTAGGAGAAGCCATATTAGACGCGTTTAAGTAAGGCAAATTATAAGTCCAACCGGTTGGATCTAAAGCGTAAAGGCCGGTATATGGTTTGAGACCGCTTTGTTCATCCGCACCGGAAACTAAATCTTGTTGAGCCGCTCTATTTAAAGCTTCTTCATTTGCTTTTGCGGCTGTTTCATTTGCTTCCTGTCCTAAACCCCCAAAAAGTGTTTTTAGAGAAGCTAATACTGCTTCTCCGGACTGTTGTATAGCTGTACCTGTTCTTTGTATATTAGGTACAAATTCTTGTTTTATTACGTTTAAATTATCTGCCTCGCCCCTTAACATATATAGAAAACCTGATACTTCGCTTGAAAGTGCAAGTTTATATTCTGTTAGCTGCAACATTGGCACTATCTCTCTCGCGACAGGCTGCGAAAGAGTCCAGCGATATGCTCTATGCACATCTACTAATCCAGGTATACCTCTACTAAAGTGCGTACTATCCTCATTTTGAGGGACACTAATGTTTGGCACTAGTTTAGGGGCACCTAGTTTTTGGAATTCTTTTTTATAAAGATTTGCTTCGTATGCCATTAAATTAGTCCTCTAGAATAAATTAATTTATGTCTATACTTATTACGCTCTATATACGGTATATCTCTTTCAGAGCTATTTTGAAATATATTAGTAGTAGTTGAGCCGCCAGTAATTGTATTCACACCAGCAACAGTGGAATTATCAATAACTTGAGATTGATTGTTATTATTTTTCAAAGTTTCTATTAAAATTTCAATTTTTTCTACTAGTTCTGAGCCGGGCATACCAGGTAGCTTTGAGAGCGGAGATTCAAGTGGCAGCTTAGATTTAGTATCAGGCTTTAAAGGTATTACCGCTTCAGTGCCGTGTAAGGTCATATCATAACCTTCTTCTGGACCTGAATACACCCCACCGAAACGAGCTTTTGTAGATGGGATAGAAGTTTCTACTTCTTCGTAAATGTTAAAAGGATTGTTTTTATACTGTAATTTTTCTGTTGTTTCTTTGGTAAAAGCTATAGCTTGACGCTGAGCGCTTTTATCTTTTCCCATAATTCTATCCCCTGCAGTTACGTAATTATTCCAAAGAGTTTGTTTCATGTCTTCACTTAACTCTTTACGAGCTTTTATTTGTTTTTCGAACCATTTTAAATTGTTATTTAATTCAGCCCAAAGTTTTGGCTCAAAGCGGTCTTTGTTATCTTCTTGAAGATAATCTTCTTTTAACTGGGTTAATATTTTTACCACATCTTTTGACGGCTGTTTTTGTTTAGAATTTTTTGGCTGTATTGTTTGTTTTGCTGTACTGATTTGATCTGGGGTTAAGTCTCCTACTTTTTTACCGCTTTCAGTATTGCCAGTTTCGTTAGAATTTGAATTTAAAGGTACAATGGCTTCAGTACCGTGCATTTCTACAAGGTACCCGTCTTTTGAACCAGAAAATACACCGCCTGTCTTGCCTTTAGGTATTTTATTTTGCACCGGGTCAGTGTTCATAAACCCAGGCATGTCTGCAGTAGGTTCATTAGCCTTAACCGGTATCTCATTACCTGGCAGTTCTTTTGATGAGTAACGACGAGCCCATTCATCATTTTGTTTTTGAGCAGAGATATAACCTAACGGAGAATTAATTTTTGGTTTAATTTTCCATGTTTTTACATCGTTGCGTTTATATTGCTTTGCCCACGCTCGCATAGCTACATCATTAGAAGAGCTTTTAATTTGGGAAAAAACAGACGTTGATTTTGCTGCTGTTGAATCTTCTGCTTCAGGCTCAATACCTGCAGGTTGTAGCCAATCTGGTTCTGTCTTAGCAGCAGACGGAAGTGCCTGTTCTGGGGAAGAAGCTGTTGAAGACTGAGCTGGGCCTGGAGCATTAACAGACGGCCTTGCAACGGCTGCAGCCGCTGCTCGAGTTTGAGGTGCACTTACAGCTGGAGCGACTGGCGGTCTTGATGCTGCGGCCGCCGCTGCTCGAGTTTGAGGTGCACTTACAGCTGGAGCGACTGGCGGTCTTGATGCTGCGGCCGCCGCCGCTCGAGTTTGTGGTTGAGCTGCAGCTGGTGCTGGAGCGGTTGGTGCTACAGGAGTTGCAGGTGTTGCATCTGATTGACCTCCGCTTTCACTATCTAACCCTAAAAATTTTGAAACTTTATCTATGATAAAATCTGGAACGAAAGGCAATTTTTTAAGAAAATTTAAAGTACCTTTCATTAAGTCTTTAAACTTGTCAGAGAGATATTTGGTTAAGCGGGATAGTAAACTACCTCCAGAGCTTTTAGGTACATCTATAGCTTTTGCGGGGTCTTCTTTACCGCCTTCTTCCCCGCCAAACATGTCTATAACTAAACCTACACCACTTGCAAGTAATGATACTACTGTGCCTGCGCCCGGGAAGAAACCAGCAACTCCAGCAACTGTATCTAATAGCCCTTTAAATATATTACCTGATTTAAAATTTGTAAATGCGCTAGCAAAAGAAAACAAACTACCTATTACCGGTAAGAATTTTAATTTAGATAAAACTTTAGGCGCAAACTTTACTACTGCTTGAGTTAAAATTGATAATATACTTCCTTCTTTAGTTGCTTCTCCTTTTTTAGAGTCTTCAGTTTGCCCGGTTAAATCTCTTGCTGCGTTAAGAAAACCTAAACCAATAGATATAGCGGTACCAATTCCAGGCACTAAAGTTGCAACTCCTGATGCTAAATCTATTACCCCGCCTATAAAATCTCCTTCCTTTATACGGCTGATTGCCGAACCAAAATCAATAATAGTACCTATTATCGGTAATCTTCTAGCTATAGGTTTTATGAATTTTATTAGAGATGGAAATAATTTAGCAGCTTCTAAAGCTAATTTTTTACCGAATATCATTGTACCGAGTTTACCAAACTCTTTCATAAGACCCTTAAAGGGTCCATCATTAAACCAACTACCTACCGCTAAAGCTAAAGCAGCAGCTAAGCCACTTGCTAAGGGTAGTAGTTTTTTACCAAAAACACTTGAAAACAAACTACTTGCATCACTATCTCCACCACCGCCTTTTTGGGTAATTTCGTTTTTACCTTTCGCGCTTATACTAAGAGTTTCGAAAATCTTCTTTAAGTCATTTAAGACCTCTGGTTCTATTCTTTTAATTATTACAGGCTGAGGTTTTATTTCTTTTAAAGCTTCTGCAGCTTCTTCCCCTGTAGTATCTTCTCGATCAGGTTCGTTTTTACTTTTTGCACTAGCACCAAGAGTAATAAGAGCTTTTCTTAATTCTTCATCGGTAATAATATTAGTACTATCCTTTTTAGATGTAGCTGTAGTTTTTTGCTGTTTTTTGACAAACTTTTCTATTTTATCATGTATTTTAGATAAAAAGTCTGTTTGTAACTTATTCTCTTCTATTAAACTTTTTATCGTAGCTGTAAAATTAGCCGGTATTTGTATTTTAACAGGTTTATCTGTTTTCTCTTTCGCTTCTTGTACAATATCAGCTAGATCCGATTTCTTAGCGGTTTTTTTCGGTTTAGGGGTATTTTCAGGAACTGCATCCTCAGCCATATTAAATACTTAGGTATGCAACGTAGCTTCAGGTATTAACTTATCGAAAACATACTTGCATCTATAGTAATATCTACAGCTCTGACGGTACCGTCTTTATCAATCCCTTCGAACCGCGTAACCTTGCGTTGCTGCTCAGCAACATCTTCAAGATAGGTTATTATACCACGTACAACAGAAGCAGGTAGTTTTTCTAGAACTTGATACTTTTTACCAAATGTAAGATTTTTATAGTTTATATCCTGAGGTTTGCCGTCTATAACAATACTTATTTCTTTAATAAATTTAGAAACTTCCCCCATGAAAGCTTCTCCTAAAGATTCATTAATAGTAGTATCCTCTGTTCTTTTTTCCCTTAGTTCTCTTTCAAGTTGATATTGTTCGAATAGAGTAGGAGCTCCGACTTTAATAATAAAACTATCTAGCGTAAAAACGGTGCTTTCGGGTATATTTATTTGTAATGCTCTTTCTTTAAAAGTAGCCAAATTAATTTTATACTCTACCCCGTCTAGTTCTGTGCTATATTCTGTTCCATAACCGTTAATACGGTACTGCAGTAAAATTGATAAACTATCGATAGTCGTAAGCTGATTAAGAATTTCTTTCTCGGTACAATTTTCAGTAATAATACTATATGCTGCCGCTACAAAACGAGATTGAAAAATAGGATTATCTACCGCGGCTTTCAGTATAAGCTTTTGCTGGCCTGTAGTTATACTTTTAAACTTTACTTCTCTTTTTAAACTAGGTACATATAAAGAAATAGTATTTTCTTTATTAATTGCATCTAAAACTGAAAATACGCTATTAATATCATTCATAAAAACATTTAGATTTCAACCCCTGTTTGTCAACTATCCGTTTAAATTAAACTGAGATTCGGTAAAGCTACCTATAGTGCTTTTAGCAGGCATTTCACTATTAGATTGTTGGTTTTCTTGCAAGTATAAAGACCAGTATAAGTACAACTCCGCTGGTGCTAATTTATCTAAATAATCTCCTTGAAAGTTTAATTTTGAAATTAAATTGTAGTTAAGTTTATAAAAATTATTCAAATCATCAGTAAAGAGTAATTTATTAATATGCAAAAGAGTACGAATATCTGTTGAGAGTGGTATGTCGACTGCCGGGATCTTACTGAACGGAGATTCTATATAAAGCAATTTATTTCGAGTTAAAGTTAGTTCAGTATCGTAAAGGTTTTTAATAATTTTATTGTTAATATCAGCTGGTAAATTTTCAATTAATTTGCAACGTTCTTCGAAATTAATCTCGTTAAATTTTAAAATCTTACCCTCAACATTTATTTGATCCACGCTTGATGCTAACTGGTATATATACAAATTTTCAATATTCTCAGTTAGAAAATACTTTTCGTCTCTTGCTTTTACTATAGAATGGTTAACCTCTATATTCTTATAGGTTGTAGTGTTAGTATATTGTATTTCGCTAAGCTTATCAAAAATAGTATCGAGTTTAATTGTATACTGAAATTCTTTACTAGTTTCCTTACAAACGGCATTAACCTTTAAGTCCGGATTAATGCTTACTGCCCGGGCATTTACTAATAATATAAGCTTATCAATAATATTAAGTCCTTCCTGAAGTATCCCAGGTACTATTTGTTCAACTACGTAGTTTGAATGTTGTATAAAAGAAGAACTGTCATTGTTATAAAGGGATTTAATTAAATCTTTATAGTCTTTTGAGTTTATTTCTTTTGCCCAGACTAATTTATTAAATCCAGGTAATTTAACACTATAAGTAAATCCCATTTAATTTATTTATTACCAAATAAAAAAACCTCTACTATCCGATAGACTGTCTTATATTAAAGCGACTTAATTGTATAGTAATTATACGCCCATTCAGTAGCTACGGTTTTAGTATCAGCCCGTCCCCATGTAAGGGTTTCTGCGTCAAAAGAAGTAGGGGCGCAATCAAAAAAAGTATATACTTTACGCAAAATTTCTCTTTTGTTAGCGCGACTGTTATACATCGCAACAGTTATATTAGTTTTAATATTATAATTTGAATTTTGATTACGGGCAAATAACCCATAATGGGAAACAGCAACAACCCATGGTCTTAAAACTGTATCAATAAAAGAGTCAGTTGTTTCTAAAAAAGTTACACGAAGCGGTCCTTTACTCGCACGAGCTGTACTTACTACCCCAGACATTATACCGCCTGCTAGGTCTCCAAACTCTTCCGCAAGCCCCACTCTTTTAGAGCCAAGAGATTCATTAGGTAAAGTAATTCCATTAGCAAAAAAACATTTCTTATTGTAGGTTTGTCCTTCTAATTGCCCTGTTAGTTTTGCACCTGTGTTAGTTATTGTCCATTTATTAGGCTCAAATTGAGAAATTTGTTCATCGGTAAATGCCTTTAAACCGTTAGGAAATGAATCAATTGAGATTATAAAATTTGAATTTACCGGTATGCTAGTACTTGGATCAGACAAAAATTGCTGAAATAGGGACAAATCAGACTCAGGAGAATCTGGATTGGCTTTAGGTCCGAGTATTTGCATATATTTGTATTAATCTTTTTAAAACTAGTTTTTAAGGCCCACGGCCACGTAAATTTGCTAATTCGTTTAACGATTCGCTAAGTTGCTCTACAGCATTTAAAATTGGCTGAGTTCTAGCTATTTCTCGCTCTATACGTTGTCTAGCTCTACCCTGCAAATCATCTAGTACTTTATCTCCTGTACTCTCCTCAGGAAGCCCTTCTACCCCTTGGGTTAATTCTCGAGTGCTTGTTAGTCCACGTGCTACGCCTACACCATTACCTACTTTTTCTGAAACCCAATATTGATAAGCTATATTGGCTGTTACGTCTTGTACTGCCCCGGATCCTGTCATATTAAAGTTTATAGGTCCGACGTTTGTCACGAAACAACCTAATAAATTATAAGTTATTATTGGGTTTAATTTGTCGTCGAGTAAAGCTAGAGTAATTTTATATTTTTGTAAATCTCGAGGCCTTAAAAACCCTGCAGATGTTTCTTGATCGAAAGTGTCCTCCATGGACTTTTCAAAAAGTTTTCTAAGATTATAATCTTGCGAACAATAAAAAGTCGCGGTCCAATTACTAGAACTATCGAACATTACATCTCCGGGTATATTAAAATTTAACCCCATAAAAGCAGCATTTTGCACGGCAATACTCTTACCGGGCAACGTTGCAGTTTTAAGAAATACTAAATCCTTTTCTTCAATTTGATCTATACCGTTTACAATAAAACTTATTATTCTCAATTGATAATCTCTTGCAAAATTACGGGTACTGGCTTGCTGGTAAAAGTCTTGTATTGTCTGATTAATTGCCATGTTCTATAATACTTATTAACGATTATATTGTATTGTCTGAAATAACGTATTGAAAGGCTAGATTGACAGAGCAGGTTGCTAATTCGCCCCCGTTTCCGACTGAAAAACCCATAGAGCCAATTCCAACAGGGTAACATCCAACTAATTTGTAATTTCTTATTTCTTTTAAATAACTATCAAGCAATACAAATTCTATATCTGATAGAGAAGTAGTATTAATATGTTTATGCTCGTCAAATGTTTGACGACTCCAAGATTCTAATATATCTCTTAAAACAAATTGAGAATCACAATAAAACGTTACTGACCAGCTAGTACTCTCAGGGTAACTAGAAGTCATAGGTACGTTAAAATCAAATGCCTTAAAACTTACTGAAGAGTAAGAAATATTACGGGAAGGTATAGTACCGCCTTGAGCGTATATTAATAAGTCACTATTATTTTCATTAAATACCCCGGTAATGTTTTTTATACGAAAAGTATTAGTACGAGCAAAACTACGTGTTACTGCCGTCTGGTAAAAATCTTTTATTCCGTATCCTTGGGGTGGGGCCATTTAATATACTTAATACTTGAACAATAAAAAAGCCTCACTTTCGCGAGGCTTTTGTTGCAAACTATAATTTAAAGCACTACAGACTATTAAAGCTGTATTCCAATATTAACCTGAAGAGACGACTGTGTTACGAAGTTAACGTGTCTCCAGTAATGGTAAGCTAACGTTGCAGAGAAGGTAGTAGGAGCCCCTGCACCGGTGGCGTCATAACCTTCAATAGCACCTAAGCCTACAATATAAACACCAAATAGTCTATAAACGTTGACTACATTTTGTTTATCATCAAGCTGCTCTAGTTGAATAACTTTATCAGTACCACGTGTGTAAAGATCGCCTGTACTGGTTGCGTCATCAAACACTCCGTTAATTTGCCAATTTTCTAATTTACTGCGAATAATGCCTCTTAAGTCATTACGGAACGTGACGCTCCAACTTTCAGACCCCGGGTACGTAACAGTACCAGGGGTGTTGAAGTTTAGACCCATATAAGGCACGGCTTGATTGGTGATCTGACGGTTCGGAAGCTGTTTTGTAGTTATATATACAAAATCATTTTCGTTGAACGTGTCTTCTCCTATAGAGGTAACACGCATCATAAAGTCACGTGAAAAACCTCTGGTCTGTGCTACTCTGTAGAAATCTTGAATTGTTTGTGACATATTGTTTAAATACTTAGGTTATTAAGCTTGTAAAAGCTCGTTAAAGTCTTGAGAAGTTTTGGTTGCATAGAAATTTACTAAGATAAACTCAGCAGTACGTACTGGTTTAATATAAATGTCGACCACCATTGTGTTATCGTCAATTACATTAGCAGTATTGTTTGTTTCATTGCATACAATGAGATAATCGTAAAGACCTTGTGTATTTTTAGCTGTTTCAAAGAGAGGGGACAGAGTATTTACCGTGCGACTACGTGTGAATGTAGTGTTAGGTTCGAATACAAAGTATCTCATTGTGCGTAGGGTAGCCTTTTCCAGATAAAGGAATAGACGGCGTACGTTAATGCGATCAAATGCACTCGGAGCTTTTAGTAAGGTCTTTTGACCGAATACTGTATAGCCTTCGTTAGGGAAGAACACTACAGGATTTAGAGAGATCTTATAAAGCAAGTCACGCTGTTTCTGCTGCGGGTTAACACCTAGATCAGTTAAGCCGTTAATAACGCCACGAGTTAGACCAGCTGGTGCAACCCATGGGTATGATAGAGCGTCACTAGCTGTCATCATTGCTGCAGCATAACCAGAGAACGGTACCCATACATTCTTTGAAGTAAAGATATCGTTAATCTTGGCCCAGTTTGCATAAGCTGTAGCATAGCTTGTATTGTATGCTGTATAGCTATTGCGTAATGGCCAATATATGTTTTGGGAGAAGTTCTTTGACTTATCGTCAAGGGTCTTATAATTTTCCCCGGTAACGAAAATCTGACGTAGTGGGTCAGAAATGAATAAGCAATCCTTACGACGGTTTCTTGTAAAGCTTTCAAACTGAGCGGTAATAGTATTCCAGTTATCAAGTAATACACTTGTTGTTACTGGGTTACCGTTCGAAGCTGTAAGAGCGTTAACGTAACTTTGTAGGGTAGCACTTACAACTGTATCGTCGAAGTCTGCTGTGCCCGCTGCAACTGTTGTTGCAGCAATTGTTGAAAGACCGCCGTCGACTACTAGATCAATGTCAACTACATCAGTATTTTCAGCTAGATTAAGAACGTAATCAAGCTTTGTGCTTACAGTACCAATAACTTTATTTTGATTGGTTGGTAGAGTTTCTGCATAGGTACCAACTGCATATAGGTTATTAGCTGGTTTAAAGGAGCCTACGGTGAGATAAGCAGAAGCTTGAGTATAGAATGTGTAGTCCGGATCTGCGCTAGTAGAATTAGTAATAGTAGAGATTGTTGTATCCTTAAAGACTCTTACTCTCTTTGTTGAATTACCATTTGCATCCAGCCATACAGTCTTATCAGAAATGTTTGGATTTACTAATACTTGCAGATTGTTTGAATTGTCATTTGTAGCGGTCTGCAAGAAGAATGAAATTGGCTGACCACCTTGTTGATCCTGTACAGTGCGTTGACTATAAAGAGATCCGGTATAACCTTCCTGTAGAACATACTGTAAAGTAGTAGTAGTTGGTGAGAAAGGAGAAGGACGTACACGGAAAAGTGATAAGATTAATGTATCACTATAACCTGATGCTGCGATATTGAATGTAGGAAGATCTTCAACGTCTTTGGATAAGCTGTTAATATTTGAAGTATATGTAGCGCTTAACGAGAAACCAATACGGTTATCAGGTATAAAAGTATAATTTTGATTAGAAGCTAAAGCATTGTCTGAGAAGTAGTTTGAGCCTACTGACCAAATATGGCCTGCATCATCATAGTCGGTAGCAGGGTTATTACTGTAACTATCTCCAATATTGAGGTAGTAACCTTCAAACTTTTCGTTAATAGTGGTCTTGGCTTTGTTAAGTACGATTAAACCTGCAGCACTTAAGGAGTTTAATGCTCCGTTACCGGAAACAATAAAACTACTTAAACCAACGTTACCGGTAGTTGCCTTCCAGGTAAAATTACCCTGGGCAATACTTTGATATTGGGTTTCGGTAAGCTTTACCAGGGCAGGCTCTCCGAAATAGTAACCTTGAGCAGAGCTTAATGGAACAGTACCCGCTACTGCACCGGAAGCAGGGTAGGTCGAAATTTCACTAGCAGCAGGAACTGCAACTACTGGATAAGCAAGAGCGCTGTATTCGCTAGCTGTACCTTCGCCACCTGCGGCGCCGTAAGGCAAGCGGGCGACTTTTACAGTAGGATTGCCACCGTTAGTAAGAAGCTGTCTTACTGTGTAATAAAAATAGCGTTCAGCCGCATTGGTTGGTGTGCCGTAGATTTGTTCGAAATCTGTAAGAGAGGTGAGCTCAACAATCTCATAAGTAGGGCCCTGAGGGGCAAAACCTGTGATAAGCACATTTGTGCCGGCTGGTGTAATTGCTCTTGTAGAAAGATCGATTTCACGAACTTCTACACCTGGGGAATTAATAGTGCGTACGTTTGCCATAGTAGGTAATACTATTATTTACTATTTTTAGACTTGATTTTTGCTTTTTTTTATAACAATTTGACATCTAGCTGCCCAAAAACAAACGTAAAAGAAGATTCAATTTGTTCCCCGTCTCTATAGCTATAGCCGATTTCCCCTAAACCTGTGATAAACGCCCCGGAGTAATCAAATTGTATTTTTTTATTATTATACTCGTCCAATCCGTATACTGTTATATTGGTTTTATAGCTTGTAGTGGTGTTGCCATCTGGATCTGGAATATTGCTAAAATTATATGAACTGTTTTTACTATCATTAATTAAATTAAGCCATTTCCACAAAACCCACCAATTACTATAATAGTTGTCTATAGTAAAATTAACAGTTACCGCACCATAGGCCGGTCTTGCATAACTAGTAAATTTAGCGCCTTGTCCGCCGTACGGTGTATCTACTTCTGGTATAGCAATTGTAGGTACAACACTTCCGTAGACTGAATACTGTAGACTATCTAGATTTAGATAGTCAGTATTTCTATCTCCAGGACTAACTTTATTAATCTCTTTAAGTACGTTCGGTAAATTTAAGACAAGCAGAAACTTGTCTTTTCTATTTTTATTAAGAATCGATTGCTGAATAGCGCTCATTCATTAATTTTATTGGCTCTTTCAATAGGGGTATTTCTTGAAGAAGATTTAAAATTATTTATAGCTCTATTAAAAGCACTATAAAATTCATTTACCGGAGTTACGTTTTTCATTGGCCCCTTCGTTCTCGGTGTTTTTGCAGGTACAATTTGACCACCCGGGGAAGGTACTAAAGCAGTAGATGGTTCAATAGCAAGTTGCTGTTCCGGCTCTGCTTGTGGCGCTTGTTTTGGTTGTTCCCCGCTAGCATGCTGCACAATTGCTTGAGCTTGAGCTTCTGCTTGATTAATTATTTGTACAACCTGTTCTGGGCTTTTTGAAGAAGCAGCTTCTAGCGCTTCTTTAAGACGTGCTTCAAGTTCTTTTATTTCTCTATTAAGAGCTGCTCTTTCTCTTGCCAATGCTTTTTGGCTAGGGTCATTTCCTTTCACTTTTTGCGCACCGCCACCCCCACCCCCGCCACCGCCGCCCCCTCCGCCTCCTCCTCCACCACCACCGCCTCCTCCACCGCCTCCGCCTTCAGGTATAGGGTTAGAAGGTGCAGTAACCGTTTGAGCTGCTGCATTTGCAGTAGCTACAGCTCGATTAAGAACTTGTACAATTTGTCGAGTGTTATTATTTTGAGCAGCTCTACGTGCTTGTTCAAGCATTGTTCTTAAAGATTGTACTCGTTGGCGGAGTTCTGTTAATTGTTGCTGCGTTATAATCGCGCGTTTTCTGCCATAACCACCTCCGCCGCCTCCACCACCTCCGCCTCCACCTCCGCCCCCGCCTCCACCGTGTACACTTATATTTATACCACCCGGGCCATAACCACCCGGGCCATAACCACCCGGGCCTGGTCCAGGGCCTGGCGTCGGGCTGGGTGGGTTGCCGGAATAACCGCCAGATAAACTACCTGTGCCGGTTCCACCACCACCACCCCCACCACCAAATCTATTAAGAGCTGCCTTAATTAAAGGCACAACTGCAGTACCTGCGGGCCCAAATGCGATAGCTCCGATAGCAGCCCAAGGACCGTATTTACCTACCCATTTACTTAAACGGCCAAGAGCTCCGGCTCCTATAGTCTTTACCCCGCTCCAGGTATCTTTTGCTACTTTTTCTAGACCTCTTCCGAGACTTTTTGCGCCACGACCAAGACTTCTAGCTGCGCTGCTAGCAGCATTTTTTATACCTTGCCAGACACCCTCTTCGTGAGTATTTTCATCAAATAAATAGAGGTCTTGATATGCTTCAAGTAAAACTTTCGGGGAGTATATTTCATTAACATGCTCTGTAATAATATTTGTGTCTCCATTAGAATCAACAAATTCTTGTAGTTTTCTTATAGAGACTATATCCCCAGTTTCATAAAAATGTTTTACACATTCATTAATAATAATTTCTTCTATAGTAGTTTCACCAACAGGGGTAGAAGAAGAATATTTTTTTATGATTTGATTAATTGCATTTGTATCATTAGTACTAGCTGCTTGCTGTAATTCAGCTAAAGCTTTAGGATTTGTTTTAGCAATTTGCTGTACAAGAGTGTCAATTACTGAAGGTAATTCGTTTTGCGGAATTTGCTGGGCAGCTTGCTGTATAGTTTCAGTGCCTTGTTGAGCTGGCTGCTGACCAGCCTGCTGAGCAGGGGCTGCTTGCTGAGCTTGAGCTGGAGCTGCTTGTTGAGGTGCTTGCTGTGCTGGTTGCTGGGCAGGGGCTGCTTGTTGGGCTGGTTGTTGAGCTTGAGCCGGAGCTGCTTGCTGGGCAGGCTGCTGAGCCGGAACTGCTTGTTGAGCTGGTTGGGCAGCAGGAGCAGGAGCACCTGAAGCAACTGGTGCTTCAGTCAGATAACTTTCAACTAAAGAACTAATATAACTATAATTTTGCTCCGCCATCCAGTTTTGGAATCTAGCAAGCTCATATTTCTCTTGAAGAGGGCCCAAGTTTTTCATGTGTTAATATTTACGTAAATAGTAGCTATTTGTTTGAGAATTAAATCCAATCTCTATGTTGCTTGTACTTAATTTGCGTGGCAGTTTGGATCTATCTAAGTTGTAACGGTTAATTATTTCTTCTGCCTTTGCATTAGATATAGGTGTTATAGAATTATGTTGTTCTTTCTTTCTATGAATAACATCAATATCATCTCCGAGTTTATGCATTTGCGCGACGACCCCTATACTCTTTCTATTTGGATCTGTTAAGCGCCTATCCCAGGATCCCATTTTTCTATGATGCGGTCCGCGTTTTGTCGACATTTTTAAAAAATTCTTAAACGTGTCAACCATTTCTTTCTGAACACTATCTAGAGAAAGCTCTTGGTCTTTTTTAGCAAGAACCCCTTTTACTAACCTTTCCACGTCTCCGGATCTTCTAAGCTCTTTAAAAGCTAGATTCTCAGGGGAAAATTCTCCGCCTTTCTCTAAGCCTACCTTACGAAAGTTTAAAAATTTTTCTTTAGCTTTTTCAGCACACTCTACATCGCAATCCGGGGTGAGAGCAAAATTAATCATGTCAAGCATTGCCTGTTTTTTCTTATTAACCTGTTCAACATCTATATTTGCTTTCTCTTTTGTTGGCTTAGGTTCGGTTATCCATTCATTATTCTTTAACGAATATACCCCTGTAGAATGATGTGGCTCGGACATATCCTGCACATATAATTCAACATCATACCCTTTAATTGTTATATCTCTAGTTGTATTCCAAACTGTTTTTTTAGCATTGAAATAGTCTTTCAATAATTCTTTATCGGCATTATATGTATCGTAATCTGTAATAATATGTAGATCGAAATCACTATATTTGGTATAATTGTAATTAGCTAGCGATCCAGTTAAAGTAATATCCTCTATATCAACATCTACATCTATAAATTCTAAGAAAGCTTCTGCTATCTCTAAAAGTTTATCTTTAATTTCTGGCTTAAGAGTTTTGTTTATCCATATTTGTGGATTAAGTTCAGTATGAAACTCATAGGTTAAGTCTTTTGCAGACGGCAGCATAGTAAGTAAATATTTACTGAATGAGCCGATTTTTAAAGTTATTAGAAGAAGCAAAGATAGCTAATAACCCAGCTATCTATACTAAAAAACTAGATACTCTAATTAACTACTTAAAGGATAAAGAAAAAGTATTACTACTTACAACCAGTAACCGTTGGGAAGGCGACAAGGAGCAACCTAAGAGTACACAACTAGCAGAGTTTGTTAAAAAAGAAGTCGGTAACAATGCAGAATTAATTGACGTAAGCAAACTTACAATATATTGCTGTGAGGGTAATGTGAGTAAAATGGACGGTAATAATTGTGGAGTTAAAGACGCAGCTTTAAAAGACAAAGAAAAAAACCCTACCGGGGATCACCGTTGCTGGGCATCTATAAACAATAAAGATGATGAATTATGGAAAGTATCTAAACCTTTATTTGAAGCTGATGCTGTAATATTTTTTGTGAGTGTGCGCTGGGGACAAGCTAATAGTGTTTATCAAAAATTAATTGAACGTCTAAACTGGATAGAGAATAGACATACAACTTTAGAAGAAGATAATATAATAGAAGGTAAAGACGCTGGTATTGTAGTTATAGGTCAAAACTGGAACGGTACAGCTGTCTTAGATACCCAGAAAAAAGTATTAGACTTTTACGGCTTTAACGTGCCTGATGAGTTAAGCTTTAACTGGCAATATACCGACGATACTTTAGATGAAACTCAAGAGAGCTATAAAAAAGCTCCAGAAGCGTTTGAAAAGTCTTTCGACATTAAACTGAAGTAACTGGCCCGTAACGCTCTTCTATAATTTTCATATTGCGGGCATACGTAACTTGCTGGTTAGGATTAGCATTAACCGTTGACCCGCCTTCGTGAAAGATGGGGAACGGTCCCGCAACTTTATTAGTACCTACAACTCCGTCTAGTCTTACTTCAGGCACTTGGTGTATACTGTACCCTGCATTGTACGCTCGAATGCAAAAATCAATATCTTCTCCACAGCCAGGGGTAAAAGTCTCATCAAGTAAACCGACTTTGTTTATTACTTCTCTTTTAATAGCCGCGCAAAAGAAAAGCACCCAGGGCTTATGGCCTTGATAGCGTTTAATAAGCCCAGTAACTCCTGCTTTAGGGTGATTATTAAAAGGTTCAAGAAGTTGATCTAGCCAAGACTTATCAAATAAGACAGTATCGTTGTTAAGCAATATAACATAATCTCCAGTAGCAGCTGACATACCCATATTAACCGCTTTAGGGTACCCTAAAGGTTTAGGCCACTGAACCATATGAAAATGTTTATTTTTATACTCTGCTTCAAAAAGTACTTTTGTATAATCTGTACAGCCATTTGATACTATAATCACTTCCCCATCTGTCAAATCAGTATTATCTTTAACACTTTTAAGACATTTATTAAGAAGGTCCCAACGATTGAGTGTTGGTATTACTATAGAAAATTTCATAGCTTGTAAGAGATACTATGAAAAAAGCTTCCTAATTTATTACAGGTAGCATACCAGACCCTACGGGAAAACCACCGATAGGGTTTAGTATGAAAAACATATTTGTTATACCAAACGTTATTTTGTCTTTCAATTTCTCCTGCCCAGTTTTTCTCTCTTTGTTTACGTTCTGTATTATCTTCTTTAGTAAACTCAAACAGTTCGATTCTGACAAGATTTCCTTCGTTAAATATTGCTTTAAATTCTACCCAGCAGTCATACTTGTCCTGCACGTCTATAATAGAATCATAAAAATATATTTCCCCGTGATACCCAATAGCTTGTAAATAAGGGTCTTTTGTTTCTAGACGTCCCATTCTATCAATCCATTTTTTAGCTTTTGGATCTCCTTCTATCCATGTTTCAGTCTTATAGAGTTGTCTAAACAACTTACCGTCTTGTATAAAATAAGACCCCATTACATTATCTAAATCTTTGGTTTGAAAAATCCATGTGTTTTTATCAAGACCAAGAGCGATCATTTCTTCCGAATAAGGAAGATTGCCAGATACACTGATATTATCGAACATTCCCATATAAATATTTTAGTGTAATTTTTTAGAAAATCAATAAGTAATAACAATGCATTCCAAGCAAAATAGAAAATTATTAGAAATGTATACATTGCTCAAAGAAGACAATGATACTGTTTCTGGGCTTGGAGGGGATTTTGTTGTCGAGGATAAAGCAGCTCTTGATTGGAAACAAGTAGGACTATACGAGCCGGATACCCCCACTGAAACAAAACAAACTGAAATTGCATTAAAAGAACTTGAGAGTTTGCTCAATAAATTTGATATGGCTTTAGAAACGTGGCGTAAGAAATATGAAAAACTTGGAGCAAATGATACTGTTTCTAAAGAACAATTAGGTCAGTTTATTGCTAAGACTAGATTAAATTTAACCAGATTAGATTAATGAATTTTCAACAATTTTATATTTTAAACGAAGGTGGAGCCGGTGGCCATATGGCGCATCCTTTTGATGTAGAAAACGTCAACACCGGTCAAGATTTAATAGATCTATTTGATAGAACGGTACGCTTTCTTTCTAAAAACCCGGCCCCATTAAAGATAGATGGTGCTAATGCTAGTGTGCGCTTAGTAACTACCTCTGCAGGTACAAAACAATTTGCTCTGTATAGAGGGGCCAAAAAAGATGTAAAAGAAGCAATTACTATAGACAAACTTAAAGAACGTTTTCCAGAGTCTCCGGGTATGGTTAAACTTGGTACTCAAGTTTTAACTATCTTTAACGAGTCTTTACTTAGTTCAATCGAAGAGCTACGTAGGTTAGGTTTATACAACGATCCTTTAATGTTTTTTAACACCGAGTTTGTAAGCGGTAGTACAAACGTAATAGGCTATAAGAATAACTTTTTAGCTATACATTTAATTGAAAAGATTGTTGAAAAGAAGAGTTTAATAAAAGGATCTATAAGTTACGCAAGTCAAAAAGTATTATATGATAAAGATATTTTAGAGCAATACGTAAAGAAAGTAAATGCTGTAGCAGAAAAATACAATTTTAAAGTCATACATCAAATACCTGCCCAATTAGTAAACACTCCAGATTTTAATAAAGTTTTACAAAGCACTCTTACTATTAATAATGAAAAGAAGACTTTAAAAAATTGGTTAGCACAAGCCATTAACCCTCTCAATAAAATAGTACACTTAAAAACTAATAAAACTGTAGCTGCAAATAACCAAGGGCTTTATTTAGATGTTATTGAAAGACAAGCCCAATTAGGGGATCTAATTGACGGTAACGATATAAAAGCCGCCACTGATGGTATAGTATTTTGGCATGCAACTCGTTTATTGGGTAAAGAAATATTAGATAATGTTACTTCTGAATTAGGTTCCGGTTCCACTCAAGAAGGTATAGTTATTAATTCAAAAAGCGTTGCCCCGATTATCTTTAAAATAACTGGCGACTTTTTTATACGTAATCAGCTAAGTCCATTTAAGAAAGTTGGCAAACCGCCTAGTAAGATAGCTGTTATTTACCCGGGTAGATTCCAGCCATTTCATTTAGGGCACGCTTCAGTATATAATAGTTTAAGAAAACAATTTCCAGGGGCAGATGTTATTATAGCTACTTCTGATAAAGTCGAACCAATAGATTCTCCTTTTACTTTTGAAGAGCGTAAAAAAATGATTATAGCAAGTAACGTTGATGCTAATGCAGTGCAAAAAGCAGTCAATCCTTATCTTGCTAGAGAAATACTATCTCAATACGACGCAAGCGGTACTATAGCTATTTTTGCAGTAGGCGCTAAAGATATGACCGGGCCGGATGCTCGTTTTAAATTTGGTGTTAAAAAAGACGGTAACCCGACTTACTATCAACCCTTTACAGCTGTTAACGACTGTCTTACTTTAGACAGACATGGCTATATAGTTACCGCCCCTACTATGTCTTTTAAAGTTTTAGGTACACCGATTACCGGTGCATCTGAAGTTAGAGAACTATGGAGAATTTCTAACGCTAATAAAAGAAAACAAATTATAATAGACCTGTACGGTGCTTTTATACCGGAACTGTATAATTTGTTTACTATTAAAATAAAGTAACTCAATAGTAAAAGTCTTCTTTAACTACTTCTTGTTTCTTTTTTAAAGCAGCTATACCTTGCCCGTCAGTAATTACTTCAATTAAGTCATAATACTTTAACGACATTTGATAGTCTGAACGATTAAAGTCGTGAATAAAAACAATTACATTTTCATCTATAATATCCCAAAGATATTTTGCGCAATATTTTCTTGCTCTACCGTCTATAAGAGCTTTAGTAAATTTTAATTTTTTAGTCGCAGGTATGTGGATATAATCTTTAAATTGTTCGTACCTACACGGCTTGGGGTCCGGACTATGGGCAGCTTGATATATTAACTCTACATTAGTAATATCATACGCGCTTATTACTTTTTTAAGATTGTTTATCCAATCTATATCGTGCTCTATAGAAATAACATTTTTCACTATACCGGAAAAGTATATAGTGCTGTTACCACTACCATATTCGAGCAGTGTATCGTCTCTGTTTAAATATTTTTCTATAAACTTATACTCATGCTCATGCATGAGAGGTCTAAAAGAGTTAAATTTATTCATCGGTTATTTTCGTATATATCCATTACTTCCTTCACAACAGTATCGACATCTGGTAGATATTCAAGTACTGTCTTTTCTTTTGGAATAAAATCAATAGTATCGTGTTTAAACTCTGTATGACGAACTTCAAGATCGTCTAAGAGAAGATTCTTACGAAGTGCTTTTGTTTTATAATACTGAGTACCATTACGGAATGGTAAAATATGGTCCTCGTGTTTGCAAGTAGGGAATGTAACAATCCAGTTATCAAACGCTCCCGCAACATGTAAAGGAGATGAATCATTAGTTACTAAGCACCTTGAAAGGGAGATAAGAGCAAAAAGCTGACCGAGTGTGGTAAGATCTCTAAGATCGTAACCGTCTTCCGGCACTTTAACCGGCAAATACCCTTGCTTTTCATCAATAGTTCTACCGATTAGTACTACGGTAAGTTTTTCTGAGAGTTTGTTAACAATATCCTGCCACCAATCAATTGGTAGGGTCTTTGAAGGCCACCATCTGCCTGCGTGAACAATTACAGTAGGTTTATCAGGATTTTTATTTTTAAACAAATCAATTACATAAGAAACGTCTTCAGTGTCTAGTTTTAATTGAATAGTTTTATCCTTATTAGGAATCGTTCTCTTAATCATGGACATCGAAGCAAAATCAGTAGGATGAAAAAGCACGTGGGACAATTTATGCTCAGATTGCTCTTCATCCGGGCAGGTATGCATTGTTATTAATGCATCATTTATTCCTTTCCATTGATCGTAGTTAATTACCGGACAACTAAGATGTTCAAATAGTCTCGGAAAGTGAGTCACAACTGTAATGTTTGTGTCTGGATATAATTTTTGTACGTATCGTATAGCGGGCTCTGAACAGAGCTGGTCTCCTAGCCCTGCGGTTACCGAGATTAAAATATTACGCTTATATTTATATCCTTCTTGTTTGTCTTTTTCCCATTGTTCAATATCTTTAAGAATAACATCCATTTGTATATTCTTTGGGGCCCCAGCATAATGTACTATATAAGAATTTAAACGAGAGATTCCACAAAATTTATCAAGAATGTCCATACGATTAAAATCATAATGCAAATCATGCATTTCAATCTTATCGTTTAAAATTCTAAGATTAATATAGGGTTGATCTGTCTCAACAAAATCAACCCCTTTAGGAAGTCTAAAGATTTGTTTATGTATACGTGAGATAACCATTACCCCGGAATTGTAAAATTTGCCGCCCCATTTTTTTAGCGGTTCATTATAATATTCTGAAGCTTGTTCAAGGTACTCAAAACGCGGAGCGTACCGGCCTTCGTTAAGCATACCTAGTTTATTTTCAGGTACAATTTTAAGAAGATCGGGGCAATCTTCTCTAATTAAAATATCAATATCGAAGTAGATGATTCGTTTATATTGATTTAAAAGTTCAGCTATGAGAAATTTATTCCACTTCTGAGTGATATAATATTTGTTAAATTCGGCAATATTTAAAAAATCAGCACCAATTTTTTCGGCGTAGTTTTTAATAGAAGGCAAAGTAATCTTTGCAACTTCGTTATAGTAATCCCCAATTGAGATGGTTAAAACTAGGCTCTCTTTTTTCATAGTTCTCTTTAAGTTTATATGAAGTTAAAGCTTTTTCAATCTCAACAATTAACTTTTCTGACATAATTTCTTTATACCCACCGATTTTTCCTTTAACAGGGCCAAAATTAGGTAAGGATTTATCCTGAACATCGGGAATATTTGCTGCAATTTTCTTTTCAATCCAATTTTCAATTTTTTGTTTAAGAAAAGAATAATTTGTAAGCATATCTTCGTAATCAACTACAAGCATTTTATCTTTATACTTTAACCAACCATTAGTATGCAAAAACCAGCGATGAACATAACTTTCTGGTTCAATGATAATATGCGGATCGGGTACATATGGTTTAAAAAAATTAAAACCAATAGTGCCAGGTTTACTAAATACCCATTCTTCAAATGACGGAAAATTCTTTATTTCCGTAGAATGTAAAAATTTGTAGTAGCTGTTTAACACATCTTTAATATCTCGCTTAACATAAATAACTTTATATTTGGTAAACAAAAATTCTAAATAGTCTTCCATAAACTCAACTTGATGATGGGACTTGTTTACTGAATCTACAAAATATGCGTTAGATATAATATGTTTGTATGTATTATGTTTATAGTCTTTTAAATTAAACTCGAGAGCTTTTGAGGTAAAACCGATAGTAGTAAACTGTCCTTTCTTATCATGGTTTATACAATTAATTAATAAATGCGTACCAGATCGCTCGTGTGTTATAACAATTACCGGTTTAACCATTATTAAATATTATAAACTCTTACCGGTGTAAGTACAACTACATTTTCAGGCTGAATTGGCAATTGCCCGGAATCATTTCGGCCCCAACCCCAAACTTTTCCATTTTTATCTATAGCTATTGTAGAATTATTAATTGCAGCTATTTTGCAAAATGTTTTATTAGCCCCTACAACACTGACAGGGGTGTTTCGCTGAGTTGATGTATTGTCGCCAAGTTGTCCGTAAAGATTATAACCCCAGCCCCATGCTTTTCCGTATCTGTCTATAGCTACAGAATGGCCAAAGCCGCCTGCTATTTCACAAAATGTTTTAACCGCCCCTTGAACACTAAATACATCATCGTCTCTATCATCCCAATTGGTATTTCCAACTTGCCCAAAGTCATTATATCCCCACCCCCAACACCTTCCACGTAAATCAATAGCAAGTCCATGATCAGAACCTGCGGCTATTTTACAGAAAGTACGATTAGTTAATGCAACAGAGATAGGCGTATTCACGGATACAAGGGCATCTACATCTCTAGCCAATTTTCCGCCAGCATTATCTCCCCACCCCCACAGTCTACCTGTACTTCTTAAAGCAAGAGAAAATTGAGTTCCTGCTGCTACTTGACAAAATGTTTTTATTGCCCCAAGTACGCTTACAGGGGTATTCCGCGAGACCGTTGAATTATTTCCAAGGGCTCCAAACGTATTATTTCCCCACGCCCAAGCTCTGCCGTTTTTATCTATAGCTAAAGAATGAGCGTTTCCGCAATCTATTTGACAAAATGTTTTAGCGGCCCCAAGAATGCTAACAGGGGTATTTCGCTGAGTGGTAGAATTATCTCCAATTCTGCCGTTTGTATTTAAGCCCCAACCCCAAAGTCTACCGGTATTAGCAATCGCCAAGGTCCAACCTCCGCCGCTTGCTACTTTACAGAAAGTTTTATTAACCCCTGCGAGGTTAATTGGAGTATATCTAGCAGTAGTTGTATTGTCTCCGATAAAACCAGATGTATTGACGCCCCAAGACCATATTTTGCCAACTCTATCTATCATTATCGAAAATCCACCACCAATATTAACTTGACAAAAAGTTTTATTTGCCCCTAAAACTATACTTTTTGGTGTTCGTACAAGAGCAGATAAGTTTGCTCCTAATTGACCTTGGTCGTTCGGGCCCCAAGCCCAGGTATTGTTATTTTTATCGATCGCTAAAGCATGTTGATTACCAGCAGCAATTTGACAAAATGTCTTTATGGCCCCAGCTACGCTAACCGGCGTGTTTCTAGCTGTAACAGAATTATCCCCAAGAAGTCCGGTTGTATTAAATCCCCAACCCCAAGCTCTACCGTTTTTATCAAGAGCAAGAGTCTGTCCGTTACTAAGACTTATTTTACAAAATGTTTTAACTGCCCCTGCTAAACTGACCGGTGTTAATTGTTGAACGTTTGCACCATTTCCAAGCTGACCGCTATTATTAAAGCCCCAAGACCAAATTCTACCATTTTTATCAATTGCTGCACTAGTAGCGTTCCCTGCAGCTATTTCACAAAATGTTTTAACTACACCCAAAACACTTACAGGGGTAAGAGAGCTAACAGTTGAATTTCTCCCAAGACGTCCATCACCCCCGTTGCCCCACGCCCATGCGCGTCCGTTTTTATCAATAGCTAAACTCCATGCATTTCCTGCTGCTATTTTGCAAAACGTTTTAACCGCGCCTAGGACGCTTACTGGAGTTCTTTTGCTAACAATTGTATTATCACCGAGGCGACCGTTGGCACCATCACCCCATGCCCATGCACGTCCAGTATGAGTCAGAGCTAAAGAATGGTTGCCAAGGCTTGCTGCTATATGGCAAAACGTTTTTACTCCTCCAAGAATACTTACTGGTGTGAGTCGCTGGGTAATTGTATTATCTCCTACTTCGCCAGAAATATTTCTACCCCAACCCCATGCTCTACCGTTTTTATCTATAGCTAAAGAAAAATTGGCCCCTGCACTTATTTTGCAAAATGTTTTTACTGCCCCTAAAACACTTACAGGAGTTGACCTGTTGGCTGCCACCCCGGACACATTAATACCAAGTTGACCGAAGTTATTGTATCCCCAGCTCCATGCTCGACCGCTTTGTACAGACAAAGAAAAGAGTCCGCCCGCGGCAACAAGATCAGTTATCGCTGTAGCTCCTGCTTTTCTTCGTAACACCGTGCTAAATACTAAACTCATAACTTAATTATAATGTTACGGCAAGCGTAAAAATGTCATTTACTTGTTGTTCAGTTAAATTTAAATTTGTTGCCATCATATTAACAAGAGGGTGCTCTTTTTTAATTTCTAAAGCGTACTCCCACTCTGCATAAGCAATTTCTTTTTGAGTGGGGTCGGTAATTGCATTAATTTGGGAATCTATTATAGATGGCATTATACCAGTTAAAATTAATGCAATTCTTAATTGTCTAGGAGTACAACTATCCGGGGGCTGTGGGAGTCTATCGTTAATTTCTTGTTGGGATAAATTTCTAACATATGATTCTTCGATCCATTTATAATTAGACAAATCTGCAAAAGATCTACGCTCTAGAGTTTGAGTTTGAGAATTGTAAACGGGATCTGACCGTCTCTCTATTTCGAGCTCAACTAAATAGTCTGGCAAAGTCCCGGGTTCTCCATCTACAAGATAACGTCCTTGCCTGATTGGTCCTTCTCTTTGCTGAGTATTTAAATTATATAGAAATGTTTCCATAAATTAATTATGCAAGTTGTCTTTCCCCGAATAAAGTCCAAGTATCGGCTGCAACATATTTTAATGTTACAACCGCGTATTGTTTTTCAGTGTACCGAGTTTGACTTGTATTTATAGTCACGCCCGCGGATGGATTAAAAAATATTTGACCAGCGCCAGCTTGTTCAAAAATTATTTCAGTATTGCTTGCCCAAGCGGCGCTAGCTGCGGTAACAACTGTTGCAGTAACAGTAGTTGCCGCGGTAGTACGAACGTATTCATATGCATAAGAACTATCTACGTTGAATGAAGTCGCGGCCGTAGATACTACTGGGAAATAGCCCCAAATGTCTGAATTGCCGCTACTAGCATAAATTGTAGCGGTGGATCGAATAGGTCCAGAAACTTCAAATTTATATGTTGCTCCTTGTGTACCTACACCCACATTAGTGCCGTTATCGAATATTTGACTATTACCAAGAGCTGCTGCACCAGTAAATTTAGATACAAAATTTGTAGTACCTGTTGCATTAGCGTTAGTACCTTGAGCGCCTTGATTACCTTGAGCGCCTGCTGCGCCTTGATTACCTTGTACCCCCGCTATACCTGAGTAACCTGAATAACCAGACGCGCCTTGAGCACCGGCAGCGCCTTGATTACCTTGTGCGCCTTGACTACCTTGACTACCGGTTGCTCCTTGAGCGCCTACTGCTCCTTGCGCGCCTTGATAGCCAGAGTAACCTGAAATACCAGAGTAGCCACTAATACCCGAATAACCTGAGTAACCAGATACTCCCTGAACACCGGCTGCTCCTTGGTTGCCTTGGGCACCTGCTGCTCCTTGGTTACCTTGATTGCCTTGTGCACCAGCTGCTCCTTGATTGCCTTGGTTGCCTTGGGCTCCGGCAGCGCCTTGGTTACCTTGGGCGCCTTGATAACCTGAATAGCCAGATACACCTTGTACACCTGCAGCTCCTTGGTTGCCTTGGTTACCTTGAGCACCAGCTGCTCCTTGATTGCCTTGGTTACCTTGTGCCCCGGCTGCTCCTTGGTTACCTTGGTTACCTTGGTTACCTTGGGCGCCGGTAGCCCCTTGGTTGCCTTGATTACCTTGGGCACCATTATTACCAGAATAACCAGAATATCCAGATACCCCTTGTACCCCGGCTGCTCCTTGATTGCCTTGATTACCTTGCGCGCCAGCTGCTCCTTGATTACCTTGATTACCTTGTGCACCGGCAGCGCCTTGGTTGCCTTGGTTACCTTGGTTACCTTGATAACCGGAATATCCTGATCTACCGGAGTACCCACTAATACCGGAGTACCCACTAATACCGGAGTATCCGCTTATACCGGAGTAACCAGAATAGCCTGACACCCCTTGGGCACCAGCCGCGCCTTGGTTGCCTTGGGCTCCAGCGGCTCCTTGATTACCTTGAGCACCGGCAGCGCCTTGGTTGCCTTGTGCGCCTGCAGCGCCTTGGTTGCCTTGGTTGCCTTGAGCTCCGTTATTACCTGAATAGCCTGAATAACCAGATCTACCAGAGTAACCACTTATACCCGAGTAGCCGCTGATACCGGAATAGCCGCTAATACCAGAGTAACCGCTAATACCAGAATAACCTGAAATGCCAGAATAACCGCTTATACCAGAATATCCAGAATAGCCAGAACCTCCTTGATTACCTTGGGCCCCTGCTGCGCCTTGATTGCCTTGATTACCCTGGTTACCTTGATTGCCTTGTACCCCTGTAGCGCCTTGATACCCTGAATAACCAGATCTACCGGAGTAGCCGCTAATACCGCTATAGCCTGAATAACCAGATACGCCTTGTATACCAGTTGCGCCTTGGTTGCCCTGATTGCCTTGGTTGCCTTGGACTCCAGCTGCTCCTTGGTTGCCTTGGTTGCCTTGGGCACCATTATTACCAGAGTAGCCCGAGTAGCCGGATCTACCAGAATAACCGCTAATGCCGGAGTAGCCGCTTATACCACTATAACCACTAATACCTGAATACCCTGAATACCCGGATACACCCTGTGTCCCTACTGCACCTTGATTGCCTTGGTTGCCTTGGTTACCCTGTACACCAGTTGCGCCTTGGTTGCCTTGATTGCCCTGATTGCCCTGGGCACCATTATTGCCAGAATAGCCTGAGTAACCGGATCTACCAGAATAACCGCTAATGCCGGAGTAGCCACTAATACCAGAGTAACCGCTAATACCTGAGTAACCAGAATACCCGCTTGTACCTGAATAGCCGCTTGTACCTGAATAGCCGCTGATACCAGAGTAACCGCTTATGCCTGAATAGCCTGAATAACCGGATACTCCTTGGGCACCTACTGCACCTTGATTGCCCTGGTTGCCTTGATTGCCTTGATTACCCTGGGCACCATTATTGCCTGAATAGCCCGAATAACCGGATACTCCTTGTACACCGGTTGCGCCTTGGTTGCCCTGATTACCTTGGTTGCCTTGCACGCCAGTTGCGCCTTGGTTGCCCTGATTGCCTTGGTTGCCTTGATTACCTTGTACTCCTTGGAAGCCTTGATACCCTGAATAACCAGATCTACCGGAGTAGCCGCTAATACCGCTATAGCCTGAAATGCCAGAGTAGCCGCTAATACCGCTGTAACCGCTAAAGCCACTAAAGCCGCTATAGCCGCTGTAACCACTGAACCCACTAAAGCCAGAAATACCTGAGTACCCGCTTATACCAGAATACCCTGAAGTGCCTTGTACTCCTTGTACCCCCTGGAAGCCTTGGTAGCCGCTATAACCACTTCTACCGCTAAAACCAGATATACCAGAATAACCGCTAATACCAGAATAGCCGCTAAAGCCAGATATACCGGAATAACCACTGATGCCGGAATAGCCTGATATACCTGAATAACCAGATACACCTTGTACGCCGGTTGCGCCTTGGTTGCCCTGATTGCCTTGGTTGCCCTGTACGCCCTGTACGCCTTGAAAGCCTTGATAACCGGAGTAGCCTGAAGCTGCTGCAGCCCCTTGGAAGCCGCTATATCCACTAATGCCTGAGTAACCGCTTATGCCAGAATAACCTGATGCACCTTGTACCCCTTGTGCGCCTTGATACCCACTATACCCTGAAAAACCTGAATAGCCTGAAGCTGCTGCAGCGCCTTGGAAGCCACTATACCCACTGATACCAGAGTAACCACTAAAGCCGCTATAGCCAGAAATACCAGAGTAACCGCTAAACCCGCTGATACCGGAATAACCGCTTATACCGCTATAGCCTGAATAACCGGATCTACCGGAATAACCGCTTATACCAGAATAGCCGCTTATGCCGGAATAACCGCTTATGCCGGAATAACCTGAGTAACCGCTAATGCCGCTGTAGCCGCTAAAGCCAGATATACCGGAATAACCGCTTATACCACTGAAACCACTATAACCGGAAATGCCTGAGTAACCGCTTATGCCAGAGTAGCCTGACAGGCCTTGTACTCCTTGTACTCCTTGGAAGCCCTGGTAACCACTATACCCGCTAATACCGGAATAACCGCTTATGCCAGAGTAGCCTGACAAGCCTTGTACGCCTTGTACTCCTTGGAAGCCCTGGTAGCCGCTATAACCTGATCTACCAGAGTATCCTGACAAGCCTTGTACCCCTTGTACCCCTTGGAACCCTTGATAGCCTGATATACCAGAATAGCCGCTAATACCACTGTAACCAGAAATACCAGAATAGCCCGATAAGCCTTGTACGCCTTGTATGCCCTGTATACCTTGTACTCCTTGGAAGCCTTGGTAACCAGAATAGCCTGATACGCCTTGCACACCGACCGCTCCTTGATTGCCTTGATTACCTTGCGCGCCTTGGAAGCCCTGATAACCTGAATACCCCGATCTGCCGGAGTAGCCAGATATACCACTATAGCCACTTATACCGCTGTAGCCAGATGTACCTGAATAACCACTTATACCGCTGTAGCCTGAAATACCTGAATAACCGGAGTAGCCTGAAAAGCCGCTAAACCCTGATATACCTGAATAACCAGAATACCCTGATATACCGCTATAGCCAGATATACCTGAGTATCCTGAATAGCCTGAGAACCCACTATAACCGCTTAAACCGCTGTAACCAGAAAGACCAGAGTAACCTGAAATACCGCTATAGCCTGAATACCCCGAGATGCCTGAGTAGCCACTATAGCCACTTGTACCGCTAATACCTGAATAGCCGCTAATGCCGCTGTAGCCTGAAGTGCCTGAATAACCTGAAATGCCTGAATATCCGCTGTAGCCACTTGTACCACTATAACCAGATATACCAGAGTAACCAGAAATACCACTGTAGCCAGATATACCTGAGTAGCCACTATAACCGCTTATACCGCTGTAGCCAGAGTAACCACTTATACCGCTATAGCCAGACAAACCAGAGTAGCCTGAAATACCACTATAACCAGAATAACCTGAGGTTCCTTGTACGCCTTGTACGCCTTGAAAACCTTGATAACCACTATACCCGGACGCTCCCTGTACCCCCTGTACCCCTTGGAAGCCTTGGAAGCCTTGGTACCCTGATGTACCAGAGTAACCACTAATACCGCTGTAACCTGAAATACCAGAATAGCCTGATAGACCTTGTACGCCTTGTACTCCTTGGAAGCCCTGGTAGCCGCTATAACCTGATCTACCAGAGTATCCTGATATACCGGAATATCCTGATAAACCAGAATAACCGCTAATACCGCTATAGCCTGAATAACCTGAAACACCGCTATAACCACTAATACCGCTATAACCACTATAACCGCTTGTACCTGAGTAACCGCTAGTACCACTTATACCCGAATAACCTGAAATACCGCTATAGCCAGAAATACCAGAAATACCAGAATAGCCACTTAGACCTGAGTAGCCGCTAATACCACTGTAGCCGGAGTAACCGGAATAACCGCTTAAACCTGAGTAACCGCTTGTACCACTATACCCTGAAATACCTGAGTAGCCGCTAATACCGCTATAACCTGAATAACCTGAAATACCGCTATAACCAGAAACACCGGAGCCAGAATAACCACTATAACCAGAAATACCCGAATACCCCGAAATACCTGAATAACCGGAATAGCCGCTTATACCAGAATAACCACTGTAGCCAGAGATACCTGAGTAGCCTGAGTAGCCTGAGTAGCCTGATACTCCAGACCCGGAATAACCTGATATACCTGAGTAACCTGAAATACCTGAGTAGCCTGATGTACCTGAGTAGCCGGAATAACCTGATGGTCCAGAATAACCAGATGTGCCTGAGTAGCCAGATATACCTGAGTAACCTGAATACCCTGACTCTCCATAAGCAATTAATGCTGCTGTAAAGTATGTACCGGTACCGGCGCTATTAATATTTTGCCCAGCTGACGCACCTGTATAGGCAGTTACTTCTACATAATCACTAGACCCGTTAAAATAGACTATTGTTGATAAAGATTGTCCTCG